GCGCGAGTATTGATTCTGCCGTAAAAGACATCCAGCCTGATTATTTTATTAACTTTGCTGCAAATAGTTTTGTCGGCATAAGCTGGAAAATGCCAGAACAAGTGATGGACGTAAACGCTCTTGGTGTTTTGCGTTGTCTTGAAGCTATTCGTAAATTCAAGCCAGACTGTCGATTTTACAGCGCAGGTTCAAGTGAAGAATGGGGCAATGTCGATTATAGCCCACAAGACATCGCTCATCCAATTAAGCCTCGTAGCCCTTATGGCGCATCAAAAGCGGCAGCGAGACATCTTGTAAAGGTTTATAGAGAGTCCTATGGCCTCTATGCTGTTCACGGTATCCTGTTTAACCATGAAGGAACAAAGCGCGGAGAAGAGTTTGTGACAAGAAAAATTTCCAAAGGAGTAGCTAGGATTAAAAATTCTATTGACAATAATCAAGCAGTCGCTCCAATCGAACTTGGAAATCTTGACGCTAAAAGGGACTGGTCAGATTCCAGAGACTTTGTAGAAGGCGTTTGGCTTATGCTCAACCAAAACTCGCCAAAAGACTACATTCTTTCTAGCGGTGAAGCTCATAGCATCAGAGAATTTGTCGAAAAAGCTTTTGCTGTCGCTGGAATAAATGGATTTTGGCATGGAGAAGGTCTTGATGAAGTTTTCAAAACTGATCAACAGACCTTAGTAAAAATCAATCCAGAATTTTATAGACCAGCAGAAGTCGATCTTCTTTTGGGCGATTCAACGCCAATCCGCGAAGAACTTGGGTGGAAACCAAAAATTTTATTTGACAATCTGGTAGAATCGATGGTATTATATGACATCGATAACTATGCCTGATTACGAGATAGTAACGCGACAGCAAGCCAGCAAGTTTTTAGCGTACGTTAAAGCTGATTCCACAGTACAGACAAACCATCTGCTCTACTCAGTAGAGACATCCCTTTCTGTTCAAAAGGATAAACTCCTTCAGACAGAACTTTATTATGACAAAGATACGGGCATAATGGATGATGCTGTAGCTAAGGCTTACTTTGAGATAGAAAAGAATATCGCTATGTGCCATATTCTTAAATTGGGGCTGAATAGTCTTCCTGTTGTCAAGGCTCCTCCAAGGCTTTTTGTAAAAGCTTTCTCAGATTCATGTAGGCAGCTTATCAAGCTTTTTGATTTAAAAGAGACAGAAGGCGAGCTTCTAAATGCTAAAAGGCTTTTGAATGAATATAAAAAGCCAAAACTTTGGAGTCAAATAGTAGCAGATAACCCAGAATTAAAAATTAAAACTTTAAGTTTCTTTTTTGAAGGAGCAGGTAAAAAATTTCTAGAAACACAAATCAAGAAGTACGAATTATGAAAAATGTAAAAGATAAGTTAGATAGCATTCTAAAACAAAAAGATAAAAAAGACCATGTATATAATTTTGTAGAAGAAGTTGACTATAAAGTATCAAGTGGTAGCTTAAAGCTTGATATTGAGATGGAAGGTGGCCTTGGTCCCGGTATAGCTAGGTTTTCTGGAGGAACTGAGTCTGGTAAGACTTCTTGCGCTTTGACTTTCGCAAAGAACCATCAAGAAACTGTGGAAAACGGTTTCGTAGTATATTTCAAGGCAGAAGGGCGACTCAGTAAAAAGATGCTTGAAAGACATGGGCTTAACCCAGATAAACTTTATGTAGTTGAGTCAAATGTCTATGAGATAGTGATAGACACAATGAGGGAGCTTGTCAACAACAACCCAGAAAATGCTAAATATTTTTTTATTATTGATAGCGTCGATGGATGTATCAGAAAAGAAGATTTGGAAAAAGGCACCGAAGAAGCTGTTAAGGTAGCTGGTGGAGCCTTGCTGACCTCTGAATTCTTGAAGCGAATGACCTTGAAGCTTGGTAAACTTGGGCATGTCTGTATTTTGATTCATCAAAATAGAAGTAAGATTCAACTTAATCAATACGAAAAGAAAGATCCAAACAACATTACTCAAAGTTCTGGCGGCAATGCTGGACTGCATTACTCAGATTGGATTTTCGAGTTCATGGATAAAAATACTGAAGGCTGTAGAATCAGAGGAGCAAAGTCTGAAGGAGCAGATGCCGATCCGAAAGGAGAAATCATAGGTCACTTTTGCAGGATCAGTTTTAAGAAAACTCCAAATGAAAAGACTAATAAGATAGTTAGTTATCCAGTGCGCTATGGAACAAAAGGTGGAAATACAGTATGGATTGAATATGAAATTCTACAAGTCTTGCAGCAGTTTGGATTCTTGAATAAGAGTGGCGCATGGTTCAAGTTCGATGAAGAGGCTCTTTCGCAGTTAGATAAAGCTGGTATCAAGGATATAGAAAAGCAATTCCAAGGTGAAGCCAAAGCTTTAGCCTACTTATCTGAGAGAAAAGATTTAGTCGACTATTATTATGAGCATTTTAAGGCCACTTTTTCATGAGACTTTATAATATTAGAGGAAGGCTGACAAATAAAAACGTTAGTTCATGTATCATAGATTGGGAAGCTAATTCTCGCTCAAAGATTCAGAAGCAAGTCAAAGATTTTCTGCGAGTTTTTTGGTCTGGCTGCATAGTGTATGAAGAATTCCCTGTTTATGGCACTCGTCTTAAAGTAGACATCCTTAATGCGTCTAGGATGCAAGCCGTAGAAGTGCATGGAGATCAACATATCAAATTCAATAAATTCTTTCACAATAACTCAAGAGAGAATTATTTAAATTCTATATCTAGAGACACTCAAAAGTACGAATGGCTAGAAGCTAATGGATTTAAATTAATTGAAATATATCAAAAAGATATAAAAAAGTTATCAAAAAACTGGTTTGAGGATAGCTTTGGGGTTTTACTTTAAACAGTGTAAAATATTTTGTGGATAAATTTGTGTTTCCAAAAGCTGTTTTAGAACAAGTCAACGAATGTTCTAATGGCGGATTCGTATTGTTTAATTTTGATATAGACAAGAACCCACAAATCTTTTCTAGTTTTGACGATTCAATGTCGGCTCTCGCGTTGCAAAATTACATTGATATCTGTAGTAAGACTTTCCAAAATTTAAATTATCAAGCAGCTATGTCTGAAGCTATGAATCGTCATTCTGGAGAAGAAGACGAAACTTCTTGACTTTTCTCAAAATCCAGTACATATTAAGGTCGAATGACGAGTTTACACTCACAAAAACTTGAGAGGCATGTCTTGTCTGGAGCTATCAAGAATCCAGAAGCATTTGCTGAGATTGATTCCCTTATTTCTGAAAAAGACTTTTATTTTAAAATTCATGAAGTAATTTTTAAGCTTATTAGAGAAAAATTGATTAAAGGAGATACTGTTGATCAAGTAATTCTTTCCCAAAAGATCCAAAACCTTGGAGTCTCTTTTAACGATATAGCTGATATTCCCGGCTATATCGAAAGCGTATGTTTCATAAAGCCTTCCAAGAAGGCTGCTGTAGAAGCCGCGCATGAGCTTAAAAAACTTTCTGTAAAAAGGGATCTTTGCGATACGCTAGAGAAAGCAAAAGCTACTGTATCAAAATCTGGAAATAAAGATTTAGACAAGATTGTAGCCGAAGCAGACGCTTTATACAATTCTACTGCTCTTAAATTCGATTTAAATGATGTTCCAAAAGATATCTTTGCAAATCTAAAAGAGCAAATTGTAGATAGAGCAAATAATCCTGTTGATAATACAGGATTAGAAACTCCGTTCCCAGAATTCAATAGAATGTACGGTGGACTTAGACCCGGAAATCTTTATGCTATCGCCTCAAGACCGGGGCAAGGCAAATCTAGTTTCTTGATGAGTCTTGGAGTAAACGTGTCTAGAATAAACGATTGCCATGTATTGTATCTTGATACAGAAATGAGTAGCTCTGAGCAGCAATTCAGATTGGCGGCTTCTTTGTCTGGTGTTCCATTGTGGTATTTGGAAACAGGTAAATGGAAAGATAATGATGAATACAGAGAAAAGGTAGAACAAAGCTTTTCAAAGTTCAATAATTCTAAATTCTATCATTTTGAGGCTGGTAATAAAGATATTGATGAAATTATTTCTGTAATCAGAAGGTGGCATCTCCAGAAAGTTAAAAAGAGCGAAAAATGCATGATCATCTATGATTATGTAAAAATGACTGGAGAGAAAGTTGGTCAAAACTGGGCTGAACATCAAGCTATTGGCGATAAAGTCGATAAGCTAAAAAAGATTTCCGAGGAAATTAATGCCCCATTGTTTACTGCTATTCAGTTGAACCGGAGCGGAGAAAACCAAAATAGAAGAGGTGCCGATATCGTGGATGACAGTTCGGCTATTTCATTGTCTGATAGGTTGCAGTGGTTCGCTAGTTTCGTGGCAATCTTTAGAAGAAAGACCCTTGATGAAATAGCTTCTGATGGAGAGCAGTTTGGGACTCACAAGCTTGTGCCGACCAAAACTAGGTTCCAAGGCAGAGACGCTGCTGGGCATCAAGACTTGGTTAGAAGGCGCGTTGAAGAAATTGTCAGAGGTGAACCTACTACTGTGGAAAGATGGTGCTTGAATTTTTTAAATTTTAATATAGAAAACTTTAATGTTATCGAACAAGGCTCGCTACGCGACATCGTCCAGTTTGAAGATGGTCAAGTTAGCATAAGCGAACCTTTAAACGAAATGGAGGAAACCCTTGGAAACTAATGTTAAAGACATTCTCACTTCTATCGGATATAAATTAAGAGATCTTGGTAAAGAGTTTCGAACCAAACCGCTGTATAGAGATTCTGATAGCGATAATGTACTCAGTATAAAAAAAGACACTGGCTACTGGTACGACTTTAAAACTAGCCAACATGGATCATTCGATAAACTGATAAAAATCACTCTTAATTTAGATGATGAAAAAGCTCAAGAATATTTAAAAAATAAAAATTGGCAAAGCGAGCCTTCTGGTATCGAAAAAGAAAAACTTGAAGAGTTGAAGATTTT